GGGTTTGTGGTTCGTTTTCAAGATAAGGGCAGCGTTCACCATTAACCGCTTCACCCTTGGCGCACGGCGCGCCCACTAACTTGCACTGGTGACAGTAGCTGGCACCGTCTCCAAAATGCCATTCGCAGCGGGCGCGGATACGTTTCCCTCGGATTGCACCAATGTGATCTGGCTGACATAGACCTTGAGGAACTCATCGGCGACGACCCAAAAATCAAACAACTGCTCAACATTTGTGTCATTCAGTTCAGCGGGCGCATCGCCATCGGGCTTAAACACATTTTCCCATTCGATAATGGAAAACTTGCCCAGTGCCTTAACCAACAGGCTTTCACTGAGGCCACGGCGAAGTGGATCGTTTTTAACGTCCGTTTCTCCGCGCTCTACCATCGCATTATACTCAATCGTGGCAGCGGCCTGGGCAGCACTCATGAGTGCCGTGCTGACGGGTTTCACTTTGACCCGCACAGTTCCAGGCAGGTCAATCCAGTAGGGTTCGGTTTTCAGGTTAAGTTTAAGCATAAACACTCACATCATTTTTAAGGGTTACGGTGGCAGATTTGGAGAGGGCATCGCTGTAGGCGGCTTGCCAGTTGAAGCTGGCCTGCACGCCGCCTGGTCCGCTGATTTGCATTTTCGGACGCGGCAGATAGACGGAATGGAATGTCCAGTTGAGCAGGAAGTTGTTTCCGTCGAGTCCTGGGAACTGGTATTGCAGCTGCACCTCAATCGGCGTGCCATTGATCGCGTCACTAAGCAGCGTCGTATCGGCAAAGCGTAAGTCGATACCACCGTTGATAGTGATGAGCGTTGGGTCAATCGCGTCGATCAGCGCATCGGGACGCAGGTTCGGCACGGTCTGCAATCCGTTCGAATAAGTGAACTTCGCGCCGGTGACGTTCGCCAACGCCACACCATTACGCAAGATAGAGCCGTTGAACTGACTGAAGGGCTTGTAGATGCGTGTGGTCGGTATGCCGCCGCCTGACGTGGTGTTCAAGGTTTCACCCTGCGCCATGACTTTGAGTGTTGCCTTCGCACCGCCGCTGCGCTGGAAGTCCATATCCATCGAACCCAGCATGCAGCCAGTATTTACGAAATAGGCAGGCACGTTCAAATGCCCGACTTCCGCCGTGAAAGACGGCAAGGTTGCCGCACCGCTGATATAGGTGTGGGTGAAACCGCCACCAGAAAGGGTTGCGCCGCTTACCACACCGTTGACATTACCAGAGGCAAGCGTAAATGCGTTGCCAGCTGCGCCCGTGGTTTTGTAGGTGACGTTGAGTTTCGTGCCGCCACCGTTGGCATAGCTCGAGGGCGTTAGGCCAGCATTAACCGAGGCGTTAAGATCGGTCGCCAGCTGCGTCAGGGTTGCAGCCAAATTCGCGCCGATATTGGTCTGATTGCCCGTCGCACCGCTCGCTACAAACGTCCATGTCACGGCATTGAGCGTGATGGTATGTCCCGCGCTGGGATTTGCAGTAAAAGTGATTGAGCCTGTTGCCGCAACGCCTGCATCGGTGGATGCGCCCATCAAGAATTGCAGCCAGCGGCCAAAATCGCGAGGTTCTACTGCCACCACCAGATCGCCTTCGGCCTTCATGATGTCACGGAACGGCGCACGCGGTTCGCGCCCAAGCCCCAGCAGAGGGTCGCTAATCAGCGGTTGTTCCGCGCCGATAGAGCTTGAAAAAAGGACATTTTTTCATAGTTGCCTGACGGCGGTGTGCCGTAAGTGCTTTCTTTCAAGACAAGCAGCTGCGCTGCCGTCCCATAGGAACGTGCCATAATGGTTCTCCAATAAAGTTAAGGGTTAATTGAGCGGGTCGGTCGTAAAAAAGCGGATCATCACCTGCACGGTAGCCATGCGCACCGTGGCTGCGCCTTCGATTGCATCTTCAGTAAATTCAGGCGCGTGCGATTCCATCCATTCCGCCAGCCCGTCCAGTGTTCGGTTGGCGGCGATAATGTTGCCTATAGATACCAGCAGATTATCCAGTAATATGTCGCGTGAGGCTGAATCAGGGTTCTGAGCCATTACTTCCAGCGTCACCAAATGCTCGAAAATATACGTTACCGGCGAGAGGAACACTTCGGGGTCGTCAGCCGTGCCATCGCGCAGGATAAGGATACCGCCCGAGGTTATTTTCTGTGGTTTGTCGAGATTGCGGTAAACCTTCACCTGCGCGGTTTCCAGCGTTTTCAGCTTGGTATAAAGGCGTGCAATTACCTGTTCTCTCATGCTAGTCATGAATTTTGACCTCCGGCCAGTGGTTCAACACCATCTGTGCAGTTTGGTCGCCCCACTTATGGGCGACGGCTTCAATATCGAGTCGTTTTCGCAAACTGACTTGCGGGACCAGGAAGAACATCACCACCGTGGTAATGCCGCGCCCCGTGCGCAATGCCGATTCCGACGCTTTGCCAAATCCGCCGCGCTTGCCAGTTCGGGCGCGTAGATCGTCCACCACTAGAAGCGATAAACCACGCGAGCGATAAACAAAGCGCAGCTTGCCGAGCGAGCTTTCGGGAAAGTTAGAGGGACTGATTCGTTTACCATTGGTGCCGCGTTTGGGCGCAGCAGGCGTTGGAATGGCAAGAAACCAGCCCTTCGTGCTTTTGATGGTCACCCCATAATTGAAGGCATAGACAATCTTCGGGGCATTGCTTTTGACATACGCTGCCGCATTCAATGAGGCTTTCCCTTTCGGAAAAACCTGTAATCGCCACGCATGTGCTACACCTCGGCCAAGCCCTGCCGCTTCTGTCTGCTCATAAAGCTCCTGCTTGATGTGTTGCCCCACATCTTTGACCGCCTCAGTCACCGCTTTCTTCGCAGCTTCTGCCTCGGCTGCCATAAACTCATGGAGCTTTCCTTTAATGGCCGCTTCAAGCCGCATATACATCCACCTGCCATGTAAGAGCCTCGCTGTCTCGACGCGGCTCTCCCTGAATCGTGTAGGCAGCTGCATTGATGATAAACTGATCGCCCTGCGTGAGTACGGGGCAGTCGGCGACACGAACTTCCAGCACCATGCTGGGCGTTCGATCATCGACTGCCCGACCGCTTGAAACACATCAGGTGCGCGGGTAACGACAGGCACGACTTTACTCACCCCCTGCAACGGCACAAACGTGGCGGAGACAGCCATGTTCGGATCGTTAAAAAGAGTGTTAAACGCTGTTGAAAAACTGTCATTTTCCGCCCTCATGGTTAGCTGATGAACGCGCCATTAAGCCGCACATAGCCAACCGTGTCGGCGGTCAGCGCGGCAACGGTAGCCACCCCGATCAACTTGTTAGTGGCAACGGTGGTGGTGCAGTTACGGGCGGCATTATCCCAGTAAATCAGTTGCCCTTGCGTCCATGCCTGCGCCGTAGCTTTGGTGAGAAGGCACACACCTTCGATCAGTGTTTCCACATCGGTGCTGATAGCAGCATCCGCTGAGGCTACGCCAAAAATAGAGCCCACCTGCAACCCTTGTCCTGAAGTTAGGGCATAGGGTGCGGTGAGCGTGATGGTTCTTGCTTCTTGAGTAAAATTTTTCATGGGTATTCTCCTTGATGTTGGACATAAAAAAAGCGGCCAAAAGCCGCTTCGGGTGAATAGTCAGTAGTCAGAGATTAGAGGCCTGGGTTTTTCCAGAAACCACGCCAGTCAATCGCTTTAGCAGCGAAATCGAGGCGGGCTTTCAGTTCCAACCCATCGACATCAAAGCCAAGACGACTTTCGAGGTACACGCCTTCCTGACCTTCCAGGAAGCAATACTCCACCGTGTCAATCTGTGAGGGATCGGCAGCGAGATACCAAGAGATCAGCGAGCTTGCATCCAAACGCGGTTCGGCGATGACCTGTAGCTTGTTGGCAAACGGGTTGTAATCGCTGTTCTTGGTATAGATGATGTTGGTCTGCGTCACGAATTGTTCGGCCACGGTTTCAATCGCGGCAGGCACGATCAGATACTTCGCCATCACGTTGATAAAGCGTCCGTTCAAGCCTTTCTGTTTACGCATACCGGCGCGACCTTCACCGAGTGCCGCCACGTTAATGGCCGATGCCGTGCCGGATAGATTCGCGTGGTTGGCGTGGAAAAGTGCCGTACCGTCACCCATCGCCGCGTTCGCGGTGATGATGCCCCACACCGTATCGCTTTGCAGATCGGCGGCTGCACGGCCGAACATTTCCGGCAAACGGGTAAACGCCCCCAGATCATCGTTAATGATGGTCTGACGGTTGATGCCCACCACCTTGCCATAGGTGGCCAGTGCATATTGCTCTTTGCCGTCGCTCACTGTACCACGCTTGAACTCGCCGGATTCGTTAATCTTATCCAGCGTCGGCGCATCACCCAGCTGCACACGGGCAATGGTTTTGAAGTCCGGCGCAGTCACCTGGCGGGAAAAAGGTTTGAAGGTCTGTGGCGCGGCATCATAAGCCTGACGCAGCGTTTTATTGGCGACGTTCAGCACGATGTTGGCAAAGTCACTGGTGGAGTGAAGGCCACCGCGAGTTTCCAACCCCAGCATGGTGCCAGCCACTTCGGATTTGGACATGCCCCGCGTATCCACGCCACGGCGTTTGAGCAAGTCGCGCCCAATTTCCATCAACGTCATGCCACGGTATTCGCGTGCGCCATCATCCAGCTTATAGGTTTGCGGATCATGGCGGTGCAGTAGCGCGTTTTCAGCAATAGCGCGGATACTGTCAATTTCGTCACGAACAATCGAAACGTGCGAGCGGATTTCCGGCTGCTGCGATCCCTGACGCGCCAATTCATCCAGCACGATTTTACGGGCTTTCTTGATTGACGTGCCATCATTGACCATGCGTAGTGCAAGGGTTTCAGGCAACTGCGCGGCGCGGGTTATTTTCTGAATTTCAGAAATACGGGTGCGCTCACTTAGCACCGCTTCCGCTGGCGTTGCGGGTGCGGGTGCGTCATCAGGTTCGGGTTGTACGCCTGGATTCGGTGCCGGTGCGGGAGCCGCCGGTACTTCTACAGGAGGCGTTTCAGGGTTATTGGTATCGGGAAGGGTCGTGTCAGTCATGGTAGTCTCCTTTTGTGGGGGTTGCATCAGCTCGCAAATAAATTCACGAGAAGATTTTCGTATGCTGGCGCCTGCATCCGCAGGGATAGGCACTAGCGATAATTCATAAGGCTCCCAGTCAACGGCGCGGTAGATCGGCACGCTGCCGTCTTCGCGGGTGACTTCGTAGCGATGGACGCGATAGCCCACGCTGACGTTGCGGATGATGCCGTCGCGGATTTTGCGAAGGATGGGTTCGGACTCGGCTCCCGCGTCGATTTTTATCGTCGCTTTGCCGATGCCGTTTTCGATTCTGGCACTGCCGGAGATGACAACGCCGATCACGCTGCTCAATGAAAAATCATCGTGCGTGTCGAGTACCGGCGCACCGGCGTTAAGACGGTCGAGGCGAACATTTTGGCCGCCCACCATCAGTTCTTCGTCATAAGTTTCTTCGTTGAGGAAGCTGTAACGCCTGACCATCGCGCCGGTGGTGAAAATCACCTCGAAGGTTCGGTTATCGCTACCTTCAGACGTGGCAAGGCTTGCCTGCCGCATTTGTAGCGGCAGGGCTATTGTGGAAAGCTGTTTCATGATTTTATGTCCGTGTTGTTGTTATCCGTGGTGGAAACACCCTGAACCACACCGCTTTTGGCGGTTTGGCGCGGGTCGCTGTCCAAAATCAGGCCAAGCAGGTCAAGCTGCTGGTTGGTTTCAGCGATTTTCTGCAGCTGTTTCTTCGGATCATAGCCGTGGCTGGCAATGGCTTCTTCCAGCGTCAGCGTGCCATTACGCATCATCAGCGTGTCGGCCTGCGCGTCTTTCAGCGGGTCGATCATCTCAAATTTAGGCGGTGTCCAGCTGACGCGATAATCCTGCTTACTGATCATTCCCGAAATGTAGGCGCGGTCGATAAAACGCCGCCATACAGGGTTGCAGAAGCGTGGCACGAACACTTGCCAGCGCAGCGTTTCAATCAGGCGGCGGAATTCAAGCAGGCCAGCCCGCAAGGAACTGTAATTCACTTGGGATAGGTCGCCGGTCAGTTGCTCGTAGGTAATACCAAGCCCTGCGGCAATGGCGTGCAGCTGCACCCGTTCATAGGATTCATAATTGCCGTCGCTGCTTGGGTTGCCAAAGCGGATGTCTTCCCCAGGCTGAAGATATTCGATCATGCCAGGGCGGAATTCTTCCACCTTTTGCGGTGGTGTTGACGCGCCGCTGCCGGTGCTTGTGTTACGAGTCAGCACGTTACCGACAATCGGTCCGTCCGCACCGCTATTTTGCAACCACGAAGGCGGCAAAGCAGGCTTCAATCTTTTTGCGCCACAATTCCGCATCGTCGTAACCGTCCAGGTCACGCATCCGCAC